CGTCGAGCCCCTCGCGCTCGCCAAGTGGCTCTCCTGCTTCTCCCGCCACGAGATCACCTACGACCGCCACCACGGCGACGTCTATGCGGAGGCCATCGCTTGAAGATCATCCGCTCCTTCCCGAAGAAGGTCCCGGCTGGCCGCGCATACGTGCAGGACGACCTGCCGCGCTTCGAGATGGAGACCTACGACTACCGCGGCCTCGCTGACGCCTTCCCCGACGACCTGCTCCTCCTCGAGTGGGACATCGCGGTCGACAAGGACGCCGTCGAGCGGTTCCTCGCGCACTGCGAGTCGGAACCCGACCGCGTCAGGGTCGCGCCATACCGGCTGTGGGCGCCGACCGGGTCGAACGATCCGATCCTGAACGCCCCTTGGGCGCACCGCGCCTACCACTACCCCGAGATCAAGGCCACATGCCGCTTCGTGGACGAGGGCGAGCCGACGTGCCACCTGTTCGGCCTCGGCATGGTCTACCTGCCCCGAGACATCCTCCGGCACTACTCCGACGTCGCGCCCGGCCACTTCTCCGACGGCTCCTTCTCGGCATGGCACTCCAATGTCATCGAGTTCGAGACGCCGATCGCGTGGGACGTCCACCCCGTGCACCTCCACTACCCGATCGAACGGATGGGCTGATGAGCGACGAACCCACACCCTATGTCCGCGCCCTCGCGGAGGAGTACCGGCGGTGCGTGCAGGCAGGAGCGGGCCACATCGTCATCTGCGTGGCCGAGGAGCTCACCCGGCACGGCTGGAACTTCGACGACGCGACCGGCGGCCTCGTCCGCATCCAGGAGCGCGCCGTCGCGAAGCCACCCCACGAGACTCCCGAGCAGCCCGCGCCGAGGCGCAGGGCGGCCGCACCCAAGGAGTAGCCGATGGCAACGGATCTCGGCGACGTCATCCGGCTCACCTACAACGACCTGATGCCGGACGGCGTGACTCTGGCGAACGCCACTACGGTCACGCTGACGATCACGCTCCCGGACGGTTCGACGGTCTCTCCGACCGTCCAGAACCCGCCTACAACGACCGGCGTCTACATCTACGACTACCTGACCACGCAGTCGGGCCGCCACACGGCCCGCTGGGTCGCGACGGGCACGAACCCCGGCGCCCAGTCGCAGAGCTTCAATGTCCTCGCGCTCGATCCGGGCTACATCGTCCCGCTCGACGACATCAAGGACCAGCTCGACCTCTCCGACACCCTCCCCGCAGAGGACGAGGAGCTCCGCAAGTACCTCGGGGCGGCGTCGGCGATCGTGGAGGCCCTGACTGGCCGGGCGATAGTCCAGCGCAGCTTCACCGAGGAGCTCAGCGTCTCCCCCGTCGATCAGGCTGTGATCCTCTCGCACATTCCAGTGCAGACCATCTCGTCGGTGATCAAAGTCAACGACCCCGCGGGCGCGACGTGGACCGGCTCTCAAGTCCACGTGGAGCCGAGCGGGCGCATGTTCGCGACGACCGGGAATCCCTCCCTGAGCGGGAACGTCACGGTCACCTATACGGCCGGCCAGACGGTTATCCCCGATACCTGCATCCTCGCGTGCGCGATGATCGTCCAGCACCTCTGGCGGACCCACCGCGGCTCGTCGGGCGGCTTCATGCCGGGCTTCGGCGGCACGTCTGGCGATGACACGGTGACGGTTGCAGGCTTCTCATACGCCGTCCCGCGCAAGGTGATCGAGATCCTCGGCGCCCCGCTTCCAGGGATAGCCTGATGGTCAGCTCGCGAATCCCGGCGACCATCGACGCACTGGTCACGACATGGAAGCGCGCGGGCCTGATCATCTGGGACGGCCCCGTGCCGACCGACGACTACCGGGCCGCCATCTTCGTCGGATACGACGCAGCCGGGGCCGAGGCCAGCAACTTCCTTGCCGCCACCGGAAAGTCCGAATGGGGCCCGATGGGTAAGCGTGCGCGCGACGAGGAGTTCTCCATCACCTGTGCCGCTGTGGCGCTCGGCGATGGTCTCACCTCCAAGTCGGCCCGCGACGCCGCATTCGATCTGGTCGATCAGGCGGATGCTGCGATCCGGCCCAACCCCTCCGACCCATCCCTCGGCCTGCTCTCCGGACAGGCCCCCTACCTCGTGGCTGCGATCCGCGTCGAGGACTTCTACCAGGAGCCCACCGAGAACGCGGGCCCGCAGGCACGGGTCACATTCGCCGTCGACGTCAAGACCCGCATCTAAGGAGCGCCGCAGTGTCCGTCAAGGTCAAGAACATCTCGCCCTTCGGGCATCTCGACGTCCCTCTCGTCGGCCGCGTGGTCGAGGCGGGCGAGGTCTTCGATGCCACCGAGGACCAGGCTTCGCAGCTCCTCGCGCAGCCCTTCCACTACGCCCCCGGCGACAAGTCCGCCGAGGCGTTCCTCAAGGCCCTTCTGGGGGCACCCGACGCGCCCGCCGAGGCGCCTGCCACCGGAGAGGGTGAGCCCGCATGACCACACAGCTCGACGCCAGCGTGGGACTCGTCAAGGAGTCCACGTATGGCACCACCACGACGGTCACCCACTGGCCTGAGTTCCTCAGCGAGTCGCTCGAGTACAAGTTCGACATCAAGCAGTCCGCGGGCTTCCGTCCCGGCTCGATGGTGGACCGCGTCGAGCGCCGCGTCATCGGCAAGCAGTGGGCAGAGGGCGACATCGAGCTCGAGCTCGCCGCGAAGGGGTGCGGGATCTTCCTCGAGGCCCTCCTCGGAGCCTCTTCCTCGAGCGCCCTTACCGCCCCTGCCTTCCAGCAGAACTTCACGATCCCGACGACCGACCCGGTCAACAGCTACACGATCCAGAAGGGCATCCCGCTCCTCGGCGGCGGCGCGGTCCAGCCGCACACCTTCTCGGGATCGGTCTGCACCAAGGGCGAGATCACCTCGGCTCTCGGCGACATCGTCAAGATCAAGACCTCGTGGAACTCGCAGAAGGTCGACACTTCGACGGCCTACACCGCGCCGTCGTACATCGCCTCCAACGAGCTGTTCTACTTCTCCGAGGGCGCGATCGCGATCGGTGGCTCCCCCACGGCCCCGACGGCGACCACGCTTGCATCCGGCGGCACCTCCGTCGCCGACGTGCTGGACTTCTCGCTCTCGATCGACCACAAGCTCGACGTGAACGGCTTCACCTACGGCGGCGGCGGCAAGCAGTCGCGGCGCCCGGCACAGACGCGCAAGGCGATCACGGGCAAGCTGACCGCCGAGTTCGACTCGACCACGCTGCGGGACGCCTACCTGAACCAGACGTCGCTCGCCGTGGTGCTGACCTTCACGTCGGCTACCTCGATCGCGACGAGCATCTTCAACACCTTCCAGATCTACATCCCCGTGATCCGGACAGGCGGCGACCTGCCGAACGCAACGCAGGGTGTCGTGAAGCAGTCGATCTCGTTCGACGTGCTCGACGGCGGCAGCGGCGCCTCGCCCGTGACCGCGATCCTGCGCACGCTCGACACGGCGGTCTGATAGATGGCCGGCGCGCCCGAGATCAAGGTCGAGCTGTCGCCGGAGTCCATCAACAAGATCCGGCGGATGGCCAAAGAGGCAGGCCCGACGATCCAGCGGCGCGTGAACAAGAGCCTGCGCGTCGCCGGGTCGGCCGGGGCCGAGGCCGCCAAGAAGACGGTCCTCGGGCCGCCGCCACCGAAGGCCGACCAGCGGACGAAGACTCAGAAGGCCCTCTTCCGGGAGAAGCGCATCGGCCGGAACCACGGAAGCACCGGCCTGCGAGCCGGGATCGCGAAGGGAACGCGCGTATCGCTCGGGACGAAACTGGGCATCCGCATCGTCTCCAGCTCCAGCGCCCTCCCCGCGAACCAGAAGGGCATGAACCGGGTTTACCGGCTCAAGTCGTTCCGCCACCCCGTCTTCGGCAACAAGAAGGCGTGGGCAAACCAGCACGGCGTCGACTGGTTCTACACCCCAATCCGCAAGGCCACGACAGGCATGGAGGCCGCGCTCCTCATCGCCATGGAGCAGGCCGCATCTGACATCGCAAGGGGCGTCTGAGTGAAGAAGTTCGTCATCCAAGGGCGCGTCTATGACCCTCGGGCAGCGCTGCGCTCGTCCCTGAATGTCTGGCGCCGCGTGCTCCTGGAGCAGGGCGTCGGGATGAAGACCGTCCTCGGCGACGTCCAGAGCATCAAGTCTGCGGACGACATCTACGAGGACCCCAAGATCCAGAAGTCCTGGATGGCCTTCATCTGGGTACTGCGGCTCTCCGCCGGCGAGGATCTGACCTTCGAGGAGGCGAACGAGGTCCCGCTCGACGAGTTCGCGGTCCTGATCGAGGACGAGGAGGAGGCTGAGGCCCCAAAAGCCCCAGTGGATTCCGATCCGGACGGAAGCCCCGACAAGTAGAGCACCTCGAGGACATCGAGGGGTCTGTCTACTCGAACATCATCGTCGTCTCCCACCACTGGCCCGGCATAACGCCCATGAACGTCTGGGACATGCCCTACGACATGTGGCTCGGCTACGTCGACGCGGTGAAGCAGCTCAAGGACAACAAGGTCGGATGGTGGGGGGTGGGTCTCGGTGGCCAGTAGCACGCAGCTGATCTTCGACATCTTCGCCAAGGACCACAACACCTCTCAGGTCTTTGAGGGCATCGGCGGCAGCGTAACCAAGCTCGCCGGGATGCTCGGCCTCGCCTTCGGCGGCCGCGAAGTCGTCAAGGGCGTCGAGGACATGGTCAAGGCGGCCGGCGACTTTGAGGCCGCCAATACCCGCCTCGCCACGTCCGCGGGTGAGTCCATGGCGAACCTCAAGATGGTCGGCGACGGCATCCTGCAGGTCGCGGAGGACACCGGCACGACGGTCGAGAACCTGCAGAAGGGCGCCTACTACATCGAGTCGGCGGGCTACCACGGCGCCGACATGCTCAACGTCCTCAAGGCAGCCGCGCAGGGCGCGAAGGCCGAGGGCTCCGACGTCGCCACGGTCGGCGACGCCGTGACCTCGACGCTTCGGGACTACCACCTCTCGGCCTCCGACGCCGCGGATGTGACCTCCAAGCTCATCGCGGCGACGTCGCAGGGCAAGACAACCTTCGAGCTGTTCTCGGGCTCCCTGCACTCCGTCCTGCCGCTGGCGTCGGCTGCGCATATCAGCCTCTCCGACATCCTCGGCGACCTCGCATCGATGACGGTCCACGGCATGAGCGCGGATCAGGCGACGCAGAACCTCAACGACACGATCCGCCACATGCTGAACCCGACTCAACAGCAGACCAAGGAGTTCGCACTCTTCGGCCTGACCGCGCAGGGTGTGGCCGACCAGCTCTCGAGCAAGGGCCTCTCGGGCACGCTCGACATGCTGCACGACAAGATCGTCAACTCCATGCCGCCCGGCTCGGACAAGCTCCTGCTGGACATGAAGTCGGCTCTCGCCGAGCTGGACCCGCAGGTTCAGGAGCTCGGCCAGCACCTCTTCGACGGGTCGCTGAGCTGGAAGGAGTGGATGAAGCAGGCTCGTGACCTCGACCCGGTCCACGAGAAGCAGATCACCCAGCTCGCCACCCTCCTCGGGTCAACGCACGCGCTCGGCAACGAGCAGAAGACGGGCGAGTCGGTCCTCCAGGACTATGCGCAGGCGTGGCGGCTCCTGACCGGCGACGCGACGGGCGCGAACACCGCTCTCATGCTCACGGGCGAGAACGCGGACTACACCCACAACGCAATCAAGGCCGTCGCAGGCGCGACTAAGGATGCGTCCGGGAACGTCCAAGGCTGGGCCGAGATCCAGGACAACTTCAACACGAAGCTGGACCGGGCCAAGGAGATCTTCGAGACCACCTCTATCAAGATCGGCACGAAGCTCCTGCCCGCGCTCGGTCAGGCCCTCGACGGCTTCATAACCTTCGTCACCAACGTCGCTCCGCAGCTTTCGGGCCTCTGGGAGAAGGACATCCAGCCCGCTCTGGACAATATCTCCCGCTCGTTCCTCGGCGTCTTCGGCGACAGTAGCGGCACCTCCGGCACCACGGGCAATGCGGCGAGCGGCTTCGGCTCGGCCATGAACAAGGTCGGCACGAACGCCGACGGCACCATGGGCGCGGACGGAACGGTGGCTAGGGCGGCCAAGGACTTCGGCCAGTCCATGAAGCAGGTCACCGATGGCATCAAGTCGGTCACGGACGCACTGCCGCAGCTCGACCAGGCGACGAACGACATCAACAACAACATCGACAACGCTGGCGTCACGGCCCACAACTACATCGTCTCGATGGATCAGCAGTGGGGCGAGTCGCTCGCGAGCATGATCCTCAAGAGCGAGATATTCCGCGGCCAACTCCTCGGCACCATGTCCTACGCCGTGGCTGGCATGGTCGATTCCTGGGATCGCGGCATGGGCGAGGTTGTCGGTATCGTCGAGGGCCTGCAGGGCAGAGTCCTCGGCGCGCTCGCGGGCGCTGGTTCATGGCTCGTCGGCGTCGGCGAACAGCTCATCGGCGGTCTTGTGGATGGCATCGCGGGTGCCATGAACGGCGCGCTCGCCGATGTCCTGTCCAACGTCACATCGTTCATCGCAAGCCATAAGGGTCCGCCCGAGTACGACAAGGTGATGCTCAAACCTCACGGCGGCTGGATCATGGGCGGCCTGATCGACGGCATCGAGGGGTCGATTCCTGCACTCGGCTCGACGCTGCAGAAGGTCACGGACACCATCGCGGGCTCGCTCGACCTGACGCCTGCCTTCTCGGCGATGGGCGGCAGCTCAGGCGCGTTCTCGTCGGCGCCGCAGCAGATCCGGCTCGTCGTCGACGGACATGAGTTCAGCGCCTACGTGGACACCCGCGCAGGGCGGGCCATCGACGCAGCCGACTTCCGAGGGGCTAGGAGGCCATCGCTGTGAGTGTGACCACCCGGACGAACCTCCTGACCAACCCTTCCTTCGAGACGGGTACGACGGGCTGGGCTGGAACGAACTGCACGCTCGCCAGCTCGACGGCGGCCGCCGATTCGGGAACTCACTGCCTCGCACTCACCACGTCCTCAGCCGCAGCGTTCAGCGTGAACACGCCCACGGGAACCTCGGGGATCGCGGTCACGGTCGGAACGGTCTACGCCTTCCAGGCGTCGATCCAGACGGCCGTGACTGCGCGGACCGTAACGGCTTCGATCTCGTGGTACAACTCCTCGGGGACCCTGCTGTCGACGTCGTCGGGAACCGGCGTATCCGACTCCACGACGAGCTTCGCCGCAGGGACGGCGGCGACGGTCATCGCCACAGCCCCAGCGTCGGCCGCATTCGCCTCCGTCAAGGTCGCCTACAACACGGCTGCGACGTCGGAGGTTCACTACGTCGACGCCTGCCTCTTTGAGGCGAGTTCAGTGATCGGCTCCTACTTCGACGGCTCATTCGTCAACGCGGCAGGCGTCGTCTATACGTGGGGGGGAACCGCCTACGCGAGCACAAGCACAGCGACGACCTATGCGCCGTTCATCACCCTCACCTCGGGGGCCACGCCGAGCCCGAACGTCTCGGTCACGTACCAGGACTTCGACCCCGGCACGAACCAGATCAACGTCTGGCGGACGGTGGACGGCAAGCGGCGCCCCGTCCGGGGCGCTAGGCACCGCAATGTCGTCGGCTCGGACTTCGTGGTCGATTATGAGGCGGCGCTCGGCCGAACGGTCTCCTATGACATCGAGGTTCTGAGCGGGGTCTGCGCGGGCGTGGTCATCACGACGGCGACGATCACGCTCTCCTCGACCTCGGGATGGCTCAGCGATCCGCTGCAGCCGGGCACCGCGATCCCGGTCTATGTGGACGTCGGGCCGAACGGCGAGCCGGGGCTGGACTGGGACGCGCTGGCGCAGTTCGAGTACAAGTCCACCGTCACTGAGCTGATCGTCGCCGGGACGGACGAGCCGATCGCACTCATCGGCAAACGGCAGTCCGCGGCCAACGTCGCGATTCACGTCACGACGCTCGCCACGGCGCAGACCAACGCCCTGCGCGTACTGCTCAAGCAGGCGAGCGTGGTCCTCTTCCGTCCGCTCGCCGGATGGGCATCGGCACTCCCTGGACTCTGCTACATGGCCGCCGCATCGGTTCTCGAGCAGCCCGTGAACGAGAAGCTTGGCGGCCAGATGGTCGAGTGGCAGGCCAAGAGCGACTTCGTCGCGCCACCGGCCGCGAACATCGTCGCCCCGACGACGACATACGGCACCGTCTCGGCGAACTATGCCACCTACTCGGCATTCAACGCGGCGCACACCGGCCAGACCTATCTCCAAGTCATCCAGAATCCGTAGCAGGGGGGAACGTGGCGCAGGCAGAAGCCATATTCGCTGGGACCGTCTTCACGTCTACGACAGCCACGTACTCGACACTCTCGCCGTCCACGCAGGACTGGATCGGGGTCGAACTGAACGTGACGGCCATGACGGGCACGAACCCGCAGGCAGTGTTCAGCATCCAGTGGTCGGACGACGGCGGCACATGGGCCTCCTCCGAGCCGCCTGACCAGTTCGACCCGATCACGGGGCCATGCACGGTCGCCAAGCGCTTCGACGTGAAGGCGGCCTACTGGCGCGCGGCCGTCGTCGTTACCGGCACCGACTCGCCCAGCTTCACGGGATCTGCGAACGCCTATTACTGACGGGGGTGAGCGATGCGCACGCTTGACGCGACAACGACGGCTGCGCTCGCTGGCTCCCGGCCAGGGGACACCATCACCGTCTGGTGCTGGTACAACGGCTCACTGGCCTACTCGGACCCTCTCCCAGTGGGCCAGTGGGAGCTCTCCTACGACACGACCCGGCAGACCCAGACCCTCACGGTCGATATCGAGGATGTCGACGGGACCAAGGCCCCGTGGCTCCTCGACGACCCGCTCGGCGTGGGCGGCTCGCTCCTGCAGGTCTACTACAACGTGGGCGGCGCCGGCACGGTTGCCTACGACTGGTTCCGGATCTCCGAGACGGACCCCATCGAGTCGTGGAACTCCTACCTCGTGACTAACCAGGGCGTCGTCAACGTCGACTCCCCGCTCGGGAACGGAGTCTCGCAGGCGTGGGTCTCTGGCGGCGCGAAGATCACAGTCAAGGCCGAGACGCTGACGAGGAACATCGCCAATTATCAGTTCCTCGCGCCGTCCTCGCCCCCCACCACGGGCTCTCCGACATGCGTCTCCGAGATCAAGCGGGTACTGGCGGACATCATGCCCGTCACGGCACTCTCGGGCGTCGTGGACCAGGCGGTCCCATCCAACCTCGTCTACCCGGACGACCGCCTCAATGCGGTGCAGTCTCTCGCGCAGAGGATCGGCTGCGACGTTCGGACGAACGGCTCCGGCGTGTTGGAGATCTACCCGATCGCCAACACAGGCACCGTCTGGACGCTCAAGCCGGGACCCGAGGGATTCCTCATCGACGTGCAGCGCACCATGAAGCTCGACGGCGCCTACAACATCTTCATCGCCGACGGCAGCGGCTCCAGCCAGAACCCCATCCGAGGCGTCGCGCAGATTACAGGTGGCGCGCTGCGTGTCGGCGGCCCGCACGGGTCGTACCCGGTCAAGTACTCCTCGAACACGATCACCACGCAGGCTCAGGCGGACGCCTACGCCGCGACTATGCGTGACACGCAGCTGCGTGGCCTGACGATCCCGATAGTCATCGACTGCCTGCCGCACCCCGGCCTGCAGCAGGGCGATTGGATCACGGTGGTCTGCCCGAATGCGAGCACTCACGGCACCCTGACGTTCCCCGCGCGCATCCGCACCATCGACCTCAAAGGGCACGACTCGACAGTGGACGCGATGCAGCTCGGACTAGACGCCACCTATGCTGACGTCGCTGCAGTCTTCTCGGGAGTGCCCCGTGGGTAGCCTCGACCGGATTCAGGACGTGCTTGTCAGGGCCATGGGCGAGCAGACGACGCTCATCCGCGCAACGGTTCTCGTCGTGGGAGGCATGTCCGGCTATCAGGTCAGCCTGAACGGCAACATCATACAGGCATCGGCGCTCGACGACGTCGCGGTCTCCGTTGGCGACTCGGTCCTCGTTGCAGTCTCAGGCTCGGCCCGAGGGCAGTCAGAAGCGTTCGTCCTCGGCCGAATGTCAACGAGTGGGCTGCACCCGGCTACCGGCTCGGTGAGCGTTGTCCCGCCGAGTTCGCCGACGATCACCGTCGTCGGCGCCGATGGCGTGAGCTACACCGCATTCACCGAGGCCGGATACACCCCCTCGGTGAACGACAACGTCGAGATGGTCTTCGTCGGCGGATACGCCTACGTGACCAAGGCGGGCATAACACCCACACCGGCACCCCCGGCGCCAGTCGGATCGAGCACCTCCACAGTCACGTCCGGCACGACATCATTCCCTGCTTCCGACTCGGCTACGTACTGGAACGGACTCTGGTCGTCGCCCGGCATCGGCTGGGGCAACTCGTCATGGCTGTACTCCGGAACCTTCGGCGGCAGCACAATGCATGCCGCATGGTTCTACGGCGGCGGCCCGACGCAGCTCGCCGGGCGCACCATCACCGGGGGTCGCGTGTGGCTGGGCCCGCGTGAGGGTGCAGGCAACTACAACTCCGTGGCGAACATTCAGATCTGGAGCCACTCCTCGGGCGTCAGCAGGCCAGGCGGCGACATCTCGCTCGTCAATGGCCCGACCTCAACCGTCGCCCAGCCATGGCAGGGCCTCACCGCCTACGGAATCACCCAAGCACAAGCCCAAGACCTCGTGAACGGCGGCGGCCTCGCCCTCGTGAACGGCGACTACGCCGCGTTCCAAGGGGTCCAAGCCAACGCCCAGTCGGGCAAAGTCGACATCGATTGGAGCCGCTGATATGTCGCAGGTCCGCTCAAACGGCATCCAAGTGCCGACCAACCCCGACGCCTTCCCGAACCTGACCGCAGACCTCGCGACCATGGCGGACACCTCGAACGTCGTGGTCAAGGTCAACGGAGCGACGGCGCAGAACGCGCTCACGAAGGTCGCCGGCCTCATCACAACCAGGACCGACCTACCCGGATCGCCTATTCAGGAATGCGATGGGACGAGCTTCGCGCAGCAGCAGAAGCCGAAGGTCTGGGCGAACAACGTCCTCGTGGGCTCGGCGTCAAGCCTCCTGACGAACCTGCAGGGCGGCGCGACGATCCCGATCATCCAAGGCGGCACGACGGTCGGGACGACCGACGCGAACGGGAACTTCGGCATCATCTTCCCGCAGGCATTCCCGAACGGCCTCATCACCGCCGTCGCCTACTCGGGCGACTCGGGCGTCGGCAACTACATCTTCTCGGCAACTGCATCCGGCGTCGCAAGCCCCAACCTCTCGGCGTTCTACGTGAACGTCAAGAACACCTCGGGCAGCAACATCGGCTCGACCACGGTCCGGTTCAACTGGATAGCGATCGGCTTCTGATGACACCCACGGAGGTTTGGCCAGCGGTCGGCGCGATCGCGACGATCGCAGCAGTGGGGGTGGCCGTAGTGAGCGGATTCTTCGGGTGGCTTTCCAAGAAGCTCGATGCCATCGGCGCCCACCTTTCCAAGCAGGACGCGCACCTCGCCAAGCAGGACGCCGCGATCGCCGGGATCAAGACCGACGTCGCCTGGCTCAAGCGCCAGATCAAGTCCGCACCGAAGACCGAGGAGGAGGGCGAGGACGAATGACCCTCAACGGCTACGACATCTCGGCCTATCAAGGCTCGCTCAACCCAGCCGCAGTCCCCGGCGACTTCGTCATTGTGAAGGCGACCGGCGGCGACGGGTATGTGAACCCGAACTTCCGGGCTCAGGTCCAAGCGGCCCGCAATGCCGGGAAGCTCGTCGGCATCTACCACTTCGCCCGCGACGGCTACACCGCGGCCACCGCGCAGTCTGAGGCCGCGTGGTTCATCCGCAATGCCGGCGACCTCCTCGACGGTACGGTGCTCGCGGTCCTCGACTGGGAGGCCGACAACCAGACCGACGTGGGCTACGCGCATGCGTGGCTCGACACGGTCACCGCGCAGACCGGCGTGAAGCCGGTCATCTACATGTCCTTCGCGACCATCAAGGCGGCCAACTGGTCCCCGGTCGCGAACGCGGACTACGGCCTCTGGGAGGCCGCCTACGTCCTCGGCTACCAGCAGATCAACGGCTACAACCCGCCTGCGGGCCTCGCCGACATCCCCTACTGGTCCACACGGTGCATGTGGCAGTACACGTCCGTCGGCCGGCTCCCCGGATGGGGCGACAACCTCGATCTCGACATCTTCTATGGCGACGCCTCCACATGGGCCGCCTACTGCGCCAAGAACGGCGTGATCCTCGCAGCAACCGGAACCACCCCTACCCCGGAGGATGACATGACCCCTGACCAGGCTGCCCAGCTTGCCTATATCGCGTCTCCCCAGTTCAAGATCGACCTCTGGACCGCTTCGGGCGCTGAGGCGGACGCGAGGACCTCATTCGAGCGCGAGGCTGCGAGCGCTCTTCTGAACTTCGACATTCCGCGTCAGGGTGGCCCAACCGGCACCACCAACCCAGGGCAGTCGTTCGCATGGCTCGACGCGAACCTCGGCCTCATTGTCTCGGCGGTTCACGCAGTTGGCGCCGGGGCACCCATGACGGACGTGCAGGTCGCCGCGCTCGCAGACAAGCTCGGGCCCGACCTGATCCAGCGGCTCGCCGCGCAACTCGGGAAGTGACCCCATGAGCCCGAACCATCATGATCGGCACTGGTGGGACCACCCCGCCGTGCCGACCGGGAGCGATCTGCCCTTCGGGGACAGGGCGGCCGACTGGCTCCGCAATGGCATGGGCTCGTGGGCGTTCATCTTCTCCTTCCTGGGATTCATGGTGCTGTGGATGACGGCCAACGTCGTCGCGTGGTGCTTCCACTGGGACGAGTACCCCTACATCCTCCTGAACCTCATGCTCTCCACCCTCGCCGGGCTGCAGGGGGGCATCATCCTCATCGCATCCCGGCGGCAGGATGCGGTGAATGCCAAGCTCGCCGAGCACGACCGCGAAGAGGTCAAGGCACTGAGGGCGATCAATGAAGCGCAGACACATCTCCTCGAGGCACTGCGCGACCATCTGGGGATCGGAGGCGACGATGCCACTCGGCAACCCGACGTCGGCTGACGCATGGATGCTGTACTCGCCGATCGACGATGTCCACGGGGCGCTCGTCGAGACCCTCAAGAGCGCACAGCACTCCGTGGTCGTCGCCATGTATGGCTTCGACGACGACGAGCTCGCCGAGATCCTCCGCGGGCAGCTCGCAGACCCAAGCATCTACGTCCAGATCACCCTCGACCGCTCGCAGGCGGGCGGCGTCCATGAGAAGGCCCTGCTCGCCAAGTTCCGGCACGAGGACATCGGCAACTCCATCGCAATCGGCACCTCGGAGAAGTCCGCCATCATGCACCGCAAGATGGCGATCGTCGACGGCGTCTGGCTCATCGGCGGGTCGACGAACTGGTCCGAGTCTGGCGAGTCGAAGCAGGACAACGAGATCACGATCCACCGATCCCCCGAGCTCGCCGCGCGCGCCCGGACGGTCCTCGACATCGAGCACGACCACGCGCTGCAGAAGATGAGGGTCGCGAAGTGAGGCCGGGCGACGTCGCGCTCGTGCGGCCCGGTGGCTGGCTGGGCCGGATCATCACCACCGTCACCTCGGCGCGCTACTGCCACATCCGCCTCATCGTCGCCGAGGACGGCTCGACGGTGGAGGCCAACCCGCCGGGCGCCTACCGCGGGAAGGTGCAGCCCGGCGACGTGATCGTGACCGCCCCGCTCAAGGACGAGGAGCGGGCGCAGATCGCGACTACGGCTGCCGCGCTCGTCGGGATTCCCTACGGCTTCCTGGACGTCGTCGCGCTCGGGCTGGCCCAGTATGGGGTGAAGCTCCCCGGCCTGCGGAAGCGCCTCGGTCGCCCCGACCGCCTGTTCTGCTCGCAGCTCGTCGACAAGGCGTGGCAGGCCGTCGGCTTCCGCGCTTTCACCGACGACCGCCTCCCTCAGAACGTCTCCCCCGGCGACATTGCCGACCTCGCGTTCTGCTCGTCATGGGCTGCCGAGGTGCTGGCATGAGCACGGCGCTTGAGACCGACACCTCGACGGAGATCCTCGAGGACTGGGACCCCGACTACCAATGCGAGGCCACGGAGCGGCACGACGACTGCCCGGTCAAGGCCGAGTGGTGGTCGATCGCATTGTGCTGTGGCCGGACGCCCATCACGCTCTGCTCAGCCTGCGTCGCATGGGAGACGAGCCGTCCCCGCCGCTGCGGGATCTGCCTGCACAAAGACGAACCAGACAAGCCCAACCGCCGATACGAGCCCATCAAGGGGAAGCAATGAAGACGCTGTTCGCCAAGCTGGTCGCCTTCGTCGGCGACATCTCGCCGAAGGTGAAGGCGGGGCTGAACTGGGGAATCCTCGCGACCCTCTCCGAGGCCCTGCTCAACGCCATCACCCCGGACATGCTCGCATGGGCGGGGCCCTTCGAGCCTGTCCTGTTCTCCGCGATCCCGATCCTGATCGGGCAGATCGCGGCGTGGTCCAAGTCGGACCCCCTGCGCGACGCCGGGAAGGCGGCCTCCAAAAGTGAGTAAGCGCCGAGTGACCATGACGAACGTCGTCGACGGCTGGAAGCACGAGGCTGTCGATCTCGTCCCCGAGGAGATCCTCGAGGACTACGTAGCTGACGCCCGCACCCGCTGGGCTGTCGTCGAGGTATCAGAGACCCCCGAGGAGGGCTAACCAGTGGCTACCTACCTGACCACAACCGTCAAGAACGATCTCGCCACCCAGTTCAAGACGGACTGCGCCTTCGGCGCGCTGTCCACCACAGCCCCGACGACGTCGGCGTTCGGCACTGAGGTGTCGGGCGGATCTCCGGCATACGCCCGGATCGCCTCGGGCTGGGGCACCGCCTCGTCGGGCGCCGTCACGAGCACGGCCATGGCGTTCAATGTGCCCGCCTCGACCACCGTCGTCGGCCTCGGCTTCTTCTCGGCGTCGACTGCGGGCACCTACTACGCGGGCTGCGACATCACCTCGCAGACCTTCGCGTCGCAGGGCACGTATACTATTACCGCCACGTATACTCAAAGCTAGGCACGTACGCGACACGGGTATAGAATAGGGCCATGCGAGCATGCATGGTGCCGGACTGCACCCGCGCATATTGTGCGGGCGGATACTGCCGATTCCACTACAACCGAGTGCGCCGCACGGGAACTCCCGATGCCGTCGTCAAGCCAACCCTCATCTGCTCGATCGAGGGGTGCGGCGAGAAGGTCAAGGGCAAAGGCCTCTGCCTGAAGCACTACCGCAGAGCGCAGCGGCACGGCGATCCGAACGTGCGGCTGCGCGAGCGGGACAGCGGCCCCGACGAGACTCGATGGATGCAGAAGGTATCCGTCGAGTCTCCGGGGTGCTGGCTCTGGAAGACCGGGTTCAACGGGTACGGCTACGGAAGCTATTTCGCAGCCGGGAAGTCGGTCCTCGCCCACCGCTACGTATACGAGCTACTGGTTGGCCCCATCCCCGACGACACTGAGATGGATCACCTCTGCCGCCGTCCGGCCTGCGTCAATCCCGACCATCTCGAACCCGTGACCCATCAGGTCAACGTCGTCCGTGGTGTTGCGCCCGAGCGATCCAAGCTCGGGCGAGTCCGCAACGTATGCACCATCGAAGGCTGCGACAGATTCCAGGTAGGCCGCGGCCTATGCAAGAACCACTACTACCAACAACGTCGTCGCGGATGGGATGCCGCGACATAAGCCTCAGCGCGAGAGTCTCGGCTCGCGGCCAGAGGGAACCCCCGCAGAGCGCCACCCGGAAGGCCCCCAATGTCCGCCACCGTCACCACCCCAACAGACCTCAATGCAGCCGTGCAGAAGCTGCAGACCCAGATCACCGCAATCCAGAACAAGCAGGCCACGGACGAGACGAACATCTCGAGCGTCATGGACCAGCTGCAGACCCTCGCGGGGCACCTCGCAGATCTATCCTCGCGGGTCGACGCACTCACCCCTGCCCCCGAGCCGAGTCCTGCGCCGAGTCCTGCGCCGGCACCGGCCCCAACACCGGTACCGACGCCGTCCCCAGATCCTACGCCCGCGCCTGCGCCCGCACCTGCGCCAGCGCCAACACCTGCCCCGAGCCCAGCCCCCACGCCCACTCCCGCACCGGCTGGGACCCTGCCTGCCGGTGTGAGCCTCAAGGACCCGGACGGCGGCACCAACTACTGGGGCAAGTTCACCGGCCCCACGTTTCCGACCTCGCCGTCGTTCTTCCCGGTCGGCGTCTGGTACGAGGGCACTTCGACGGCCGACGAGGTCAGCTTCGACTCGGCCACGGGCCTGAACACCTACATGCGCCTCGTCACCGACTCGCGCCTCGACCTCATCCGCGCGGGCGGCATGTTCGCATGCCTCCACCCGGACGACCTCTCCATGCCCAACCGCGGCACCGAGACGACCAGCTACATGACCGAGGACGAGCCGGACATGATCCCCGGTTGGTGGGGTGCGCCGACCGCGCAGCAGATGACCGACGAGCAGAACCGGCTCGCGGGCCTGCCCAAGGACGGGCGCCCGGTCTACGCGAACGTCGGCCTCGGCATCCTCTCCTGCGACGACGGCGACGCCGACGCCCAGAAGTACGTCCGCCTGCACGACTTCATCAGCGCCGACCAGTACTTCTACACCGAGTCCACCTACGAGATGTGCCGCACCATCGGGCAGGGCACGAACCGCCTCACCGACGAGCAGGCACGCCGCGGCCGCAACTACGGCATCGTCGTCGAGCGCATGCGCGCCTTCATGGGCTACACCAAGCCCGTCTGGGGCTTCGTCGAGGCAGGCGCCCCGTCGTCGTCAACCGGGATCGAGATCACCCCGGCGCAGGTGCGTGCCGCGATCTGGCACTGCATCATCGGCGGCGCGCGCGGCATCCTGTTCTTCAACCACTCGTTCTCCGGCTCGTTCCAGACGCAGCACGTCCTCCGGGACGCCCACTACGCGCCGATCCGCGCCCAGGTGCAGGCCGAGACCGCGATCATCCGGCAGATCGCCCCGGCCCTCAACGGCCCGGACGCAGTCGGCCTCGTGACCGCCTCGACCGGCGTGAAGGCCGCGGCGAAGTGGAATGGCGGCGCGCCCGTCGTCATCGTCGGCAATACCGACCACACGGCGCGGACGGGCACGTTCACCCTCGCGGGCTCGTGGTCGTCGGTCACCGTCGTCGGGGAGAACCGCACCATCCCCGTCAGCGGCGGCACGTTCACGGACAGCTTCCCCGACGAGACGACGATCCACGTCTACCAGGTGAACCCGTGATCGGCACCTACGTACCGCCGAACCCGTACATCTGGTCTGCGAACGACCCGCTCGGGAACCCGCTGACGATCAGCGTCGCGTGGCGCTCCTCGACGAGGGCCCTGCAGAACACGACCGTCACGCGGGACCCGGCATGCTCGCTCGGGCACATCTACATCGGCCTCGGGCCGGACGGCACGCCGAACACCAGCCCGAACGCCTACGCCGTGCCGACCGGGTCTACGACCATCACGGCAAGCACGCTGTCGAAGAACGGGCTCAACACCATCGACGACGTGCTAGCTCTGCAGATCACCGCCGGACCGTGACCCTAGGGAGGCTGGTGCCATGACCCTGACCCCGACGAACACATTCCTCGTCACGGCCACGTCTCAGGGCACCAGCCTCGTCTCCCCTTCGTTCACCCCGGCCACGGGCGACATCCTCGTCGTCAAGGCCGCGGGCGAAGACTCGACCCTGCACCTCAACACCCCGACGAACTCCGCGAACACCATCACCTGGACCCTCCAGCAGTCGGACACCACGTCTTCGCACTGTTCGGTCTACATGTGGACGGGTGCGGTTACCACGGGCGGCTCGGCTACGACCGTCACAGTCTCCACCATCGCGGGCGGCTCGGCCCAGTTCCACTCGATGATGGTCGAGCGCTGGGACGGCACGACCTGCCAGCTCGCGGCGAGCCCGGCGCTGAACAAGAAGATCAGCACGAGCAACGGCACGGCGACGTCATCACTCACGACGACGGCGGCCGGCTCGGTCATCTCGTGGATGGATGCCGACTGGGCTGCGAACAGCCCCACGAGCGCGACCTACTCGAACAGCGCCAACAACACCTCCGAGGGCATCGACAACCGCTCGACGAACAACTACGTCGCCTACTACGACTACGAGCAGGCGCCGAGCGCAGGCGCCACCGCATACGGCGTCACCGCACCCACCGGGCAGGCGTACTCGCTCCTCGCGATCGAGATCCAGGCGGCGAGCGGCGGCGGCTCGAACTTCTCCGCATCCCCCAGCCTGACCGGCTCGGGCGCGCTGTCGACGTCGGCCACGGTGGCGACGAGCGCGAGTGCCTCGCTATCCGGCACGGGAACGCTGACGAGCTCGGCGACCGTAGCGACGTCGGCCTCGGCTGCGCTGTCCGGCACCGGTTCGCTCTCCACGACGCAGACCCCCGCGATGAGCGCGGCACCGGCCCTCACGGGCACTGGAACGCTCACGGCGACCACCACACCCGCGACGGCCACCACAGCGGCTTTGAGCGGCGCAGGCAGCCTCAGCGCGATCACCGCGCCAGCCACCTCGGCGGCTGGCGCGCTCGGCGGCACGGGCACTCTCACCTCGGGCAACGTCCCCGCCTTCGCGACGACGGCGAGCCTCGGCGGAACCGGCACGCTGAGCACCGGGAACTCGTTCACAGCCAGCCCGAACCTAACAGGCTCGGGCGCGCTGACCGCAACGAACGTCCCAGCCGTGAGCACGACGGCGTCCCTCACCTCAACGGGAAGCCTGAGCACCGGCAACGCCTTCTCGGGGTCCGGCTCGCTCGGCGGGAGCGGTTCGCTCTCGACGACGGGAAGCCCTGCCATCGGGGCGACGGCTGCCCTCTCAGGCTCCGGCACGCTCGCGGTGGCTGTCCTGCCCACAGTGGCCCTCTCGGCGGCCCTCAGCGGCACAGGAACACTCGCCGCTGGAACAACGAGGCCCGCGGTCACAGCGAGCGCAGGTCTCGCCGGGACAGGCACGCTCTCCCTGGCTGCGATCACGCTGGCACTGTCTGGCTCGGCGACGCTGACCGGCTCAGGATCGCTCGTGGGGACGATCATCCCGACGAACGCCCACCACCTCGACCTGACCGTCAAGCTCCTGCGGCCGCGATGGAAGGCCGCCGTCCCCGACCAGCCCCGCTGGTTCCCGACCCTCAGACTCCCACGATGGAAGGCGGCAATCATGGGGCCGATCACGCTACCCGCGGCCACGGCCGAGTATCTGCCGATAAGCGTCATCAAGAACGGGCCGAGATCGGCGACCAACATATCCTCTGGCTGTCAATACTCGATCGTCGCGGGCGTCGCCACGGCGCCGGGGACATGGACGGCCTGCACGGTGGTCGACGGGAATCCCGCCGCATGGATCGGGAGCCTGAGCGCCGGAACCTACACCGTGTTCATCCAGATCACCGCGAGCCCCGAGGTCATCGTCAGGAACCTCGGACAGATCACCCTCACATAGAAAAGCGCCCCTATCCTCACCTCCCCAGCAGGTGAAGGATGGGGGCGCTTTCGTGCGTCTCGGGGCTACTTCCCGAACGCGACGATCCACAGGAAGCGGATCACGAAGTAGAGCATGAACGCGGCGATCGGCGAGGCGATGATCCAGAGCGGGATGATGACGCCCCAGGCGTGGTGCTTCTTGGGGCGCGGACGCTCGTACTGCATGGGCATCTGCGGAGGCTGCGGAGGCTGCCATTGGGGCTGTGCTGGGTACTGGGCCACTGCTCTCTCGATTCTTCCAACCACTTTAGTTATTGGGTCGATAGTGCGCTGGCATGCATGGACGTGTCAATAGCTCGCGAGGTACTTCGGCTAAAGCGTCGGCTACAGTGCGGGGCCTAGATCCGCGTAGAATAAGGGAACAACCGCCCGATCGGCCATACAACAAATATGGCAGATAGGGTGGTTCAAGACCAAGAAAAGCCCGAAAATACGCGGGATCTCAGGGATGCAAGGGGGCCCTGTCCACTCCGGTCCAGAAGGGGTATGGCTAAAGTTAATGGCTATAGTGAGGTGGCATGGGAACGACCCGCGGTAAGGGCGAGGGAAGCGTCTACCAGCGTGCCAGCGACGGCATGTGGTGCGTCTCTGTCGAGCTCCCTCCGGGTCCAGACGGGAAGCGCCGGCGCCGGGTCATCTGCCGCAAGGACAAGCGAAAGGCCATCGAGGAGCTGCGCAAGGCACAGGCGGACCTCGAGCAGCACGGTGACATCGTCGTGAAGTCCATGACCCTCGGCGAGTGGCTGGACTACTGGGTCGAGAACATCTACGCGCCGCGCAATGAGCCCGGATCGACGAAGAACGTCCGCGGGCACGTGCGGAAGTGGATCAAGCCGACCATCGGGGACCGGCCGCTGGCGAAGATCACCCCGGCCCACATCCGCCAGGTCCACAAGGCGATCGAGGAGACCAGCGACTCGAAGTCCCTCGTGCTCGCCGTCCACACGACGATGAAGACCGCGCTGAGGGACGCCGTGCGCGAGGGCGGCGGCCTGCTGAGGGCGAACCCCTGCGACCTGATGGACCGCCCCGGAGCGCTCATGGGCGAGCGCGACGGCCTGACACTGGACCAGGCGATCCAGCTCATCGCCCACCTCGCCACGCGCCCAGACCGCGCGCTGTGGGCCACGTTCCTGCTGACGGGAGCGCGGCGGGGCGAGGTGCTGGGCCTCGAGGCCGACCGCGTCGGCGAAACCCTGCTGTTCTCGTGGCAGCTCAAGCGGATCTCGAACTTCGACGACGCGCCCAAGACCCGCGTCTATCGGAACATGGGCGGCAAGCTCTACCTGTCCGCGCTCAAGTCTCGCAAGGGGAACGTCCAGAAGGGGCGCGAGATCCCCCTCGTCGAGCCGCTCCGCTCGATCCTTGCGCTGCACATGCAGGGCCGCGGTCCGGGCCTCGTCTTCACCGAGCCGGACGGGTCCGCGATCAAGCCGGACGACGTCACGCGGCGCTGGCACCAGCTGCTCCGGGATGCGGGGATCTCCGACGACGTCGTGCTCCACGGCTCGCGGCATACGACCGTCGACCTGCTCGACATGGCCGGCGTGCCGATGCACACGATCCAGGACATCGTCGGCCACACCACCGAGGCCATGACGATCAGGTACACCCGGCGCGCGAACCTCCCCAAGCTGGAGGCTGCCATGGAGAAGATGGGGGCGCTCCTCTCGCTTCCGCCTAACCCTCAGCCAGAGGATGAATCCTGACAAAACTGGGTAGTAGCCGTGAATTTCTGCACCTGATCCGCATGTTTCCTAGGGCAACGATGTTGGAGGACCGAGAGACAGACAGGTCTGTCAGTTGACGGACCTGTCACGCGGATCTCTAATCAATTCACCGAATTAAACCGATGGTCTCGGCGTAGAGATTCGGGGAGGACGCCCTCCACCAAGGGAGGGATGTCTGCAGGCGGACGTCATGTTATTGGGGAGGCCTACCGTGGTCGCAGCAGTGGAAGAGAAGCAGTCGGGCGAGGGTGAACCGGCCATGTCCAGGAGCCCAATGTTCACCAAGTCCATCGCCGAACTGTCGGACATCGCCGACAAGCTCGGAGTTCCACTAGAGGCGCTCGTGGCGACGCTGCGGTCGATGCGGTAGCGCCTCCCCCAAGGAAAAAGGCCCCCGGAGCTGCGAAGCTCGCGGGGGCCTTCCTTTTGCGTCTCTGGGGATGTTCTACTCGTCGCCTTCCTGCCGCAGGTCGTCCAGCAGGCCCCGCGCGTTGGCGATGATCTGCTCGGGCAGCATGTCGAGTGCGACGGCGATCGCATCGAGTACCTCGAAGGGCAATGGCTTGTCCTGCGAGTCGTTGAGGTATCGGCTCAGTGTGCTCGTGTACATCCCCGCTGAACGAGCCACGTCGGCCGGCTTGAGGTTCCGGAGTGCGATCTCTATGCGGATCTGCTTCCGGACCGCTCTCTGCATCAGCTTTCCGTGGTTACTCTCCATGTATGGGAGCATACGGCAGTATCCGGGAGCAAACAAGCCCTTGCGGGAATAAGGAAAGTCGATTTAGTAATTACAGCCCTGTTGCTTTCCTCCCAATTGGGAGTAAATTGAAGACATGGGAGCAAAGCAACCGTCCCGCAGCGAAGTGATCGCTCGGAACATCAACCGCCTCGTAGCAGAGCGGGGAATCCGGAAGTCGGAGCTCTACAGGGCCGCCGGCCTCGCACGCTCCACCTTCCACGACAAGCTCGACAACCGGCCCCAGAAGTTCACGGTCGAGGAGCTCGAGAACATCGCCAAGGCGCTTCGGGTGGACCTCGAAGACCTTCTCAGGTCGGTCTGACAATGGACCGCCTCGCCTACAGCTACGAGGATGCCGCCGAAGCCGTCGGTGTCACCGTCAAGACGATCCAGCGGCTCGTGGCCAAGGGGGACTTGGTCCCTCGATATCCCAACCGGAGGCCGATCATCCCGGCTAGTGAACTGCAAGCCTGGTTGGATCGCCTTCCCTCCGAACCGCCCGGCCCGCTGAGCTGACCCCCCAAGCGCCCAGCGGCCGGGCGCACCACCCCACCTACTGACCCACGGTCGGAGGATTCATGGACTACTCACACGTTGGGCTGCTCCAAGAGTCGATGGAAGGCATGACCAAGCGCGAAGCCGTCGACCATCTGCACCACCACTTCCCACACAAGAGCCGCGAATGGCTTCGTCGGAACTTCCCGTACCTGATGGCGCTGGACCCCGAGGGACTGCTCAAGGCGCTCCATTCAGACCCCACGGCGAACGCAGCCGTCCGCCACGTGATGAGAGAGGTTTCCCGATGATGTCCCGAGCAGCCGTCCACGAGCACCGGATCACCAAGTCGCAGCAGCGCCTCCGCCGCGACATCACCGAGCTCGCCGCGATCATCGACGAGGCCCGCGACGCCCAGTCTGCGGCCCGCGCGATCCTCGACGCCGGATACCGGCGGGAGTCGGCCAGCGCCGACGACTAGAGCCTAGAGGGGTGCTCCCATCCCGTTCTCTGCGATCTTCCGGGATGGAGCATTTTGCGCAACCCGTCGCCCTCTCCGGGTCTCTAGTCGAGAGAGGGCACCCAACACTTCCGCGCGGCGCGTCAACGATGGTTCCCGGCAGGGTCCTGGGTCCCCACGACGTGCATCGAAGGTCTGCTCGGCGGTATTCCCACGGCCGGGACCTCCTTTCCCGCTGACATGAGCGGCCTGCGCGCCGCGCGGTTCCAATCACCCCCACCCCACCCAAGGAGTTCAGTCATGCCCGTCAACGCCTTCCAGCGCCGCATCCTCGTTGCCCTCAACCTGCGCGGCAAGCACATCTACGGCGGCACGGTTCCCGCCGACGTCGTAGCCAATCGCCGCGCAAAGGACAAGGCAGCCCGCGCGGCCCGTCGAGTGCAGAGGAGGAACGCAAAGTGACCTACGACACCGAGCACCCCGGCGTGCCCTACACCGGCTACCGCGACCCCCACGAGCAGACCGGAAGCGACGACGAGACCGACACTGTCCAGACCTTCCACGAGGGCGACCTCGTACAGGTCATCCAGCCGGGCGCGTACCTCTCAGGCCACTTCGCCAAGGTGGATCGCGTCTTGGGCCACCCGTATATCGACGATCTCTCCATATACCTCCGCTTCGTGCTCGCCCCGGAGGATCGGCTCCTCGCCTACTCCCCCGACGAGCTCAAGCTCATCCGCGCCGCAGAGAAGCCCGGCTGGGAGCGGCATGGCATTGTCCGCAACTGCCACAAGTGGCGGATGTGGAAGGGGCAGATCGGCTGGACCGCCGTGCAGCCCTTCCAGTGCGACGGGCCGCTGTTCCGCACGGGCTACGGCTACGGCAGTACGAGCTACCGGCGGACCTTCGACGAGCTTGCCCTCGCGATCGCGAAGGGCGAGGCCGAACTGCACTTGAAGGAGGCACTGTCGTGATTCCCGTCGGCACCCGCGTAGTCGTGCTGCGCGACATCAAGGCCGAGACGTTCCCGGTCCCGAGCTGCATCAACATGGTCGGCACCGTCACCCGGCACGGCGCCCGTGGGACTGAGGTCACGTTCGATCTGCGGCCCAATCCCGCATGGTTCCAGGCGGAAGAGATCGAGGCGATCGCATGACCCTCCAGCCAGTCGAGGCATGCATCTGCGAGTGGGACCCCGACGACCGCCCCGTCATCGACCCCGCCTGCCCCATCCACAGCCCGCGGGCCGAGAGGGGCGACCGCGTCGTCATCGTCGCAGGCTCCGAGTCCGACCACCCGCGATACCGCGACGAGACGGGCACCGTGAAGCAGGTCTTCGCGTCCGGCTCCGTCGAGGTCGAGCTCGACCACGTTGGCTGGAGCGCCGTGTTCCCCGCCGACTCCGTGGAGGTGATCCCGACGTGAGACGCGGATTCTTTGCTGTCGGGGTCTGGCACCCGAAGCATGAGGTGAACATCGGCGGCCTGTTCCGCTCCGCTGACCTCTATGGGGCTGCGTTCATCTTCACGGTGGGGCGGCGGTACACGTCGCGTCAGGCGTCGGACACGCCGCACACCAGGATGCACACGCCAATGTTCCACTTCCAGACGGTCGAGGACCTTCGCGAGCACCTTCCGTATTCGGCGCCTCTCGTCGGGATCGAACTTGACCCAAGGGCCCAGATGCTCGGTGAGTTCGAGCACCCCGATCGGGCCGTGTACCTGCTGGGGGCAGAGGACCATGGCCTCCCGGTTGACGTTCTTGACCAGTGCCATTCCGTCGTGCAGATCCCAACACCGAAGCCTCAGTCGATGAATGTTGCAACAGCTGGGGCGCTCGTGCTCCATGACCGGTTTCTGCAATCGAAGGCGGTGACCGTCCCGTGAGCGCCTGCGAGCACGAGGACCGCATCGCCCGCGCCATCTTCGCCATCGAGCGGATGTGGGGCGCGGGCAAGTTCGACAAGGCCGCGATCATCGCGATTCTGAGGGGGAGGCCATGAGCATTGCGCCAGCCGAGCGCGTGGAGACGTCGCTCGAGGAGATCGCGGCTCTCGACTTCGAGCCGGAGGTTCCATGTGAGGTAAGGGGCTGCCCCCATGGCCTGCTCGCATCTTGGTATGGCATCACGTCGTGCGGCTGCCCGAGGATCGCGCTGTGCTCGGGATGCCGAGCCTTCTACGAGGAGGGTCGGGCCCAAGGTCACCGCACGAGGTGCGGACAGTGCGGCCATGACCCGATCGACTTCACCTTCAAGCCACTCAAGGCCAAGCCATGAGCGGCGACAAGCTGCCACCCGAGGCCATCGACTGCCCACGCTGCCAAGCCTCGCGCCTGAACCTCGGCAAGCGGCACTGCGACAGCGAGCGCTGCGTGTGGGTCAAGTGCCAGAAGTGCCTCGCCACATACGACATGCACTCGGGCAAGTCCTACCACCCCGACGACTTCAAGGAGCCGTGATGTTCGCATTCTGCTTCCTCGCCGCCTGCGTCTTCTGGGGCATGGCTGGCGCTGCTTGGGTCTGTGATCGGGGGCGCAAGTGAACAACTATGACCCTCGGATCACATCCGAGCAGGCCGCCGAGCTGCGATCGTGGATCGGCCCCATCCCGCCGAAGTGCTCGCCCTCGGTCCACTACGGCTGCACCGAGGAGGCTGGTCATTACATCCAGTACCTCCACAACTGCACCGGATCGCACGTGACCGTCTTCCCCGTCTGCCGCGCAGTCATCAGCGCGATCGGCCAGGCGGTGCTCGACGGGAGCCTGATCCTCTGCCCGCACTGCGCCTGTGGCATCCCGGCGAAGCAGTACCGGGTGTGCGTGGAGAAGGTGGTCGCGTGACCCTGCGAACCTACAAAGTCGAGCAGGGCACCGATGAATGGCTGGCACTGCGCCTCGGCATGGTCACCGCCTCCGTCGTCGGCCAGCTCGTCACGCCCAAGACGATCAAGCCCGCGGCCAATGAGACCTCGCGCGGCCTCGCGACGCTCCTCGTCGCCGAGCGCATCACGGGCTTCTCGGACCCCGTCTACGTCTCGGCAGACATGGAGCGCGGCACCTTCGACGAGCCCTACGCCCGTCAGCTCTACAGCGAGCACCACCAGACGGCGACCAAAGCGGGCTTCATGGTCCGAGACGACTGGGGATTCAAGATCGGATACAGCCCGGACGGACTGGTTGGACGCAAGGGCCTCATCGAGATCAAGTCGCGCCTCCAGAAGGTGCAGCTCGCGACGATCCTCGCCGACGAGGTGCCCAGCGAGAATATGGCGCAGATCCAGTGCGGACTCCTGGTCTCCGGTCGCGCGTGGTGCGACTACGTGAGTTACTGCGGGGGCATGCCGCTCTTCGTCAAGCGCGTACTGCCGGACAAGCAGTGGCAGGACACCATTGTCGCGGCCGTCAAGGCGCTCGAAGAATCCGCTGCGCAGATGCTCGCCAAGTACAAGGCCGCCGTCGAGGGCAGGCCAATCGCCAACCGTATAGACCACTTCGCAGATATGGAGGTCTTCTGATGGATCTCACCGAGACAATCGCCCCGAAGTCGGACCAACTCAATGCCGACGACCTGCTCACAGGCCCGCGCACCTTCACCATCGAGAAGGTCAGCGCGGGCAATCCGGAGCAGCCGGTCAACGTCCATCTCGTCGAGCTTCCTGGTCGTCCCTACCGGCCCTCGAAGTCGATGCGCCGCGTAATGGTGGCCGCTTGGGGGAAGGAGGCGAACGCCTACGCCGGACGGCGCCTAACCCTCTATCGGAACCCTGAGATCACCTTCGGGCGCGAGAAGGTGGGTGGCATCGAGATCAGCCATGTGAGCCACCTCCCCAAGCCGATGACGGTCGCACTCACTGCCACGCGCGGCAAGAAACGCACCTTCACCGTCGAGCCGCTGATCGAGGCGAGCCATGCCACCCCCGCCCAGATCGCCGCCCTCGTCTCCGCAATGAACGCGCTGGGGCTGGAGACGGCCCAGCAGAAGAAGGCCGCAATCGCCGACCAGCTCGGCGAGCCGAAGAGCGCGAAGGATCTCACCGCCGAAGAAGCCGAGATCCTGACCGCGACGTTCGAGACGCTGGCGCAGGGGGTGGAGGGGTGAGCGGACACAAGCTCCCCTTGGAGATTCGCTTCTGGGAGAGGGTGAACAAAGACACCTCAACCGGATGCTGGGTCTGGAAAGGCCGCCTGAGATGGGGATATGGAACGATATGTGCCGGTGGCCGCGGGGGCAGGATTCTGATGGCCCATCGTCTCTCGTATGAGATGCACAAGGGCCCCATCCCCGAAGGTCTCATTGTGGACCATATGTGCCATAACCGAGCCTGCGTAAACCCCGACCACCTACACGCAGTGACGAGGCAGCAAAACCAAGAGAATCGCGCTGGCGCCACCCGCACCAGCAGGACTGGTGTCCGCGGCGTCTCGTGGTCGAAGGGCATGCGGGCATATGAGGCCCGGGTTGTCCGCTTCGGCAAGGCGCATATTGCTGGCTATTTCACCACGATTGCCGAGGCCGAAAGGGCCGCGATCGCACTGCGGAATGAAATTCACACCAATAATCTCGCGGATAGGCGTCCGGCATGAACGAGTCGGTTCGATTTGACGTTTACAGCCTGGCCGACTGCCCGGCCTCCAAGGCCACCATCGCCCTCCTCGACGAGCTTGGCGCGAACTACGAGGTGCGCGACTTCAACCGGCAGCGGGCATGGCTGGCGCATCAGAAGTACCACGTGAGCCCCGCCGTCTGCGTCTACATGGGCACAGGCCAGCACTGCCGACGCTGGACCAGCTGGCAGGGGCACCGCGCGGACATGATCCGGCTGGCTCTGGAGATGGGGGCGAAGGATGATCGCGCCGCACAGAACTGAGCCGCCGACCGCGAGCGCAACGACCAGAACGGGCCTGCCAGAGAGCAGGCCCTACGTGTATGCGGGATCAGGCCACGACGAGATCCAGCCCGAGGAGTGCTGCGCGGAGTGCATCCGCGTGGTTCGTCGGCTGCGGGAGGCAAGGGCCGCGCGGGAGAGGGGGAAGTGATGGCTGGCTACGTCTACCGCGGGACCGTCTTCGATGGCGGCGGACGATCCAGTGGCCGGAAGCCTATCGAGCATGGGACCACGGTCGGCAATTCCAGCCGCTGCTTCCAGCGCGAACTCGGAGCATGCGACGAGTGCAAGCGCGTCCGAGCCTCCTATGAGGCCCGGCGCCGAGCGCTGGCCGACCCGCGGAACACCATCCTCCTAGCACTACGAGCACTAGTGGAGGCGTCATGATCGGCCCATTGAAGAGCGGCCGCGGCAACCGGACGCACCCGGACAAGTGCGTCGGGTGCGGCGTCCCGCTCCTGACCCGCAAGCGCTTCGCCGCACCACCCGAGGGCTACGAATGGCACCAAGGGCACGGGAAATGCGGCAAGTGCTACAGCCAAGCACGCTCGCGCCCTAGACCGCAGACCGTGCTGAATTGCACCGACTGCGGACGCCCCTTCCGACTGCAGCACGAGACCATCGCCGAACGGCCGGGGACGATGATCCACGCGGGTCGCGGGCTGTGCAAGAACCACTACGAGATCCGGCGGAAGAACGGCACGCTGCCGCCCCGCGCAGACGGCGGCTATGCGACCGCGCCGCCCGCCGAGGACCCCGAGGCTGACGCACGGAAGGTCGAGCACACGAGGCGGGAGATCGTCGCCTACATCCGGGCGCGGCGTGCGCGAGGGTGGCCCGCTGACGGGACGCTGCCGCTGATCGAGGGACTGTGAGGTATGCCGAGCACTGCGCCGGGTACGGCGGCCTCTCGCTTGCCATTGAAGACGTGTTCCCCGGCGCCGAGCTCGCCTGGTACACGGAGTTCGAGGAAGCCCCGTCGAAGATCATGGCCGCGCACTGGCCGGGTGTCCCGAACCATGGCGACATGACCGCCGTGGACTGGTCCCAAGTTGAACCCGTGGACCTCATCAGCGGCGGCACACCCTGCCAAGACCTGTCCCACGCCGGGAGGCGGCGAGGCATGACCGAGGGCACGCGCTCGAACCTCTGGGTTGCCATGCGCGAATCGATAGCAGTCATCAAACCCACATGGGTTGTCTGGGAAAACGTAAGGGGGGCATACAGTGCCGAAGCCGATAGCGACTTGGAACACTGCCCGGGATGCATGGGAGATACCGGGGACCGAGGGTCTGTTCTGCGAGCACTTGGCCGTGTACTCGGAGACCTTCACGACCTCGGGTTCGATGCGGAATGGCGCGGCCTACGCGCAGCCGACGTGGGAGCACCGCATGGCAGGTTCCGGGTGTTCGTCCTCGCCAAGCGGAGAGCCTGAGCTGTTCATGACCCCTGTCGCGAAGGAAGGCGAGAAGGCCACCTTCCAGCAGGGGTCAGCGCAGAAGGCCAAGACGGGGCAGGTGTGGCTGACCAACCAGGTGCGCGACATCCACGACTGGAACCTCCTGCCGACGACTACCGCGATGGACTACAAGGCCAGCGGCGGCGCGGAAGGCTCTAGCAACGTCACCCTCACCGACGCCATCGTCAGGGGACGCGGGCTACTCCCGACACCTCGGACCTCGGACACGAACGGCCCCGGACGCCACGGCACTGGCGGCCCTGACCTGCGAACCGTCGCAAGCGAACTCCTGCCGACGCCTCGCGCCCAGCACGGCGAGGGTCGCAACCAGACCATCTGGGAGCGCGACTCGAAGCAGCCACAAAACCTCGAGAACGCACTGGCCCATGTAATAGGAGACTCGCGTGCCAATTCCACCGAAACCGGACCCCGAGAAATTCTGCAAAATGTGCGGCAAGCAATTCACCCGGCGCCGATTCGGGAATCGACTGGAGGACCGAACTCGCTTCCTGGCTCGCGAACACTGCTCGCAGAGCTGCGCAAACAAGAAGCCAGCCATCCAAGCGGACAGCAGTCGCTACCAGGCGCGGAGGATCAAGCCCCGTGTGGCGTGCGAGAAGTGCGGGGCGAAGTCGAAGCTTCATGTTCATCACAGGGATCGCAATCCGATGAACAACTCTCTGGAGAAACTTGGAAGTTCTCTGCGCGAGCTGTCACCTGAAGCTCCACTGGGCCGAGGATCGGGAGAAGCGCATTCAAGCCATACGGAATGGGGTCCGTATGAACCGGCAATCAGGCGCTGGGAAATGGTCCTCCGTCGTGAAGCGCCGGCTCCTACCGAAGTCAACTCAAAGGGTGGGCGCAGACTAAGCCCCCGTTTTTGCGAATGGCTCATGGGCGTTCCCGAGGGCTGGATCTGCGACGTGGACATCAGCCGCAACGACAAGCTCAAGGCAGCCGGGAACGGCGTCGTGCCACAGCAGGCAGCCGCCGCACTCAGGGACATGCTCACCGCATTCGAGGAGGCTCACCATGCCGCCAATCCATGAGCGCTCCACCGTCCCCCACCCGAGCCTGCGCATCCGCTGGGGCCAGATGGCCCTCGCCGCCTTCGTCCTGCTCTGCTCGGCGTCGGTGTTCGGCGGGGCGTTCTTCCCGCTGGCCTTCGTCCTCTGGATCGCCTGGTTCCTCTGGCGCGCCGAGCGGGACGCCGGATGCCCACCCTTGCTCAGGAAGGAGCGTCGATGACCTGCGCCAACTGCGGCAAGTCCATCGAGCCGGTCACCATGGCCGGCGTAACCGTCTGGGCGCACTCGGAGGCTCCCGATCCACCCGCATACTGCGTCAACTCGGGCGCACGGCTCTGCTGGACCGGGAAGGGTGCGATCGCATGGCCTGAAGGAAAGGACCAATATCGTGGCTGACCGCTGGACCTGCGCCGTCTGCGGGAGGGTCTGGGTCGTCCCCAGCCTCGCGCGCCTCTGCGAGATCAAGTGTGGGGGCAGGACGTGACCGACCGATGCTGCCGCGAGTGCCGCTCGGCGTTCCCCGGAGTCTGCCAGGAGAAGCACGAGTGCCTCTGCCACTACGAGGCGCGGCGCGAGGATATCCGGCACGGCACGAGGCCAGTGCGCGACCCGACAGCGAACACCGCGATCGCGAACGTGGAGCGGGAGAGACGTGGGAAGCGAAGGGGGTCAAGGTGAGAATCCGCTCGACCAAGCCCGAGTTCTGGCGTTCGAGGCGGATCGCCTCCGTCGGCTGGGAGGCTCGGCTTGTGCTCAAAGGCTTGGAGTCCTACGTCGATGACAACGGTGCAGGAAAGGATGACTTGGAGATGATCGCAGGGGACATCTTCTCCCGCGATCTCGCTCGCGAAGCCTCGCGAACCCTCGCGAGGATCTCCGAAGCAATTTCCGAGCTCAATCGAGCCGGTCTGCTCTGGCTCTACGAGCACGAAGGTGAGAGCCTGCTATTCGTTGCCTTCTGGGAGCAGATCCAACGCGTCGACAAGCCTCAGCCGGGACGTTTCCGCAGGCCAGACGGCACTTTGAACTACAAGGACAGCGTCATCGGTGCCTCTCCCGCGAATATTCGCGAAGCCTCGCGAAGCCTCGCGCCTGTAACAGAGGAACAGGGGAACAGAGGAACAGGGGCATCTCTGGTCGCCACTACACCACCGGTCACCAGCTCTCCCGAGAAGTTCATGGGCGAGGAGGGCAAGGCTGCACTGCGCATCGTCCACGCATGGGAGAACGCGCAGGCCGAGAAGCCGCCCGTCAAGACCGTCAACGAGATCACCGCACAAGTCCAGCAGCTCATCCGCGAAGGCATCCGGCCCGAGCGGATCGCCGAGGGGCTGTCCGAATGGTGGGCGGGAAAGTACGCCCCGAGCGCACTGCCCAACTACGTCGCCAAAGCCGGCAGGGCGAATCAGGCCACCGGTACTCAGAGGGCCCAGGCAACGCTCGACCTCGCCAAGCAGCTCGAGCAGGAAGAGGCATGGTGAACAAGTCGGAGACGGCCAAGCTGCTCGCCAAGATGCAGCTCATCGACAACCGAAAGGTGGACCGTGCCACCGTCGAGGCATGGCATGAGGCGATCGGGCACCAGGACTATGCCGACGCGCTGGAGGCACTGGACCGCCATCGGCGGACCTCGGACGCATACCTGATGCCATCGCACATCAACGTGCTCTGCGCGGCCGTGAAGCAGGACCGCGACCGGGACAGGGCGCACGCACTCGCATTGAAGGCGCTACCGCCCCCGCCAGCCCAGGCTCCCCCCGAGTGGTTCGCGAGCGGACGGCCGAGGATCACGCCGAAGCCGCCGGAGGTCGATTGCCCGTGGTGCGGGGCGCATGCGCGCACCCGCTGCACAGTGCGCGGGACCGAGCGTCCCACGCGATTCCCGCATCCGAGCCGGATCGTCTACGCCATCAGGTGCCCGCAGTGCGAGGCCCCCCCTGGCAGCCCATGCACGGGCGACGACAGGCTCCGGCCAGACGAACCCATACAGCACCAGGCACGAATCGAAGCCGCCTCGGAAGGGGCGGCTTCTGCCTTGAGAGGCGCCACGCCATGAGCTGCGACCGCTGCGACCGGGATGCGGAACCCGGCTCGGCCCTGTGCGCCGGGCTGCGCTGACGAAATCTACTGGACCGAGCGGATGGCCGCCGAAGACAACAACGACGAGGAGACACGATGACCACCGTTACCAACCAAGCCGAACTGGACGCCGCACTGAAGGCTGGTGTGGCTGAGATCATCATCAAGTCCGACCCGGGCGTCTGGCTGGAGGTGTATTCCACGGACTCCAGCCGCGTCGAGGCGCGGGGCTCCAGCAGCGTCGTGGCGCGGGGCTCCAGCAGCGTCGTGGCGCGGGACTCCAGCCGCGTCGTGGCGTGGGACTCCAGCCGCGTCGTGGCGCGGGACTCCAGCAGCGTCGAGGCGTGGGGCTCCAGCCGCGTCGTGGCGTGGGACTCCAGCAGCGTCGTGGCGCGGGGCTCCAGCAGCGTCGTGGCGCGGGACTCCAGCAGCGTCGA